GAAGAGCAATCAATCCTCACCAAAGGTGTCCTAGCGTGTCTAAAAGGTTTAAAAGAACAAGGATGCGATGGTCCGGTTACGATTGCGATTACCGAAATTGAAGATCACATCAATAAGCAAGCTCATAAATAGGAGGAGCGAATATGAACCAAATATTACTTAACATTTTGGCGGCAGTTACTACATGCATCATCTTGCCGTTAATAAGCTTCTTGGGAATTAAGCTGTCCCAGTGGTTATCCACTAAAATCAAAGACGAAAAAGCTCAGGCGTTATTTACTAAAGCAATTGGTATAGTAACTAATGCGGTGCAGGTAACCTTCCAAACCTATGTTGAATCGTTAAAGAATAGCGGTTCCTTTGGAAAAGAAGAACAAGCCATCGCGTTTGATAAAGCAAAAGCCATAATTACCTCTGAGCTGACTGAAGAACTTAAAACGTTTATCACTCAGAACTATGGCGATTTACAAAAGTGGATTACTAACCAAGTTGAAGCAACTATCTACAAATTAAAGAATTAAATTATCCCTGTGAACGGAGAAATCCTAGTAGCAGGGATTTTTTTGTTATACAATAGTAGCAGAGTCATGAGCGAGAGCCATGGCGGTAAATTTGTAGGTTCTTATTATTAGAAGACCGAATAGCCAACTTTGATGACTAGCCAGCTTTAATGATTGTCAAGTGCCATTCTGGGCAGCTGGAGGAAGATGCAAACGGGACTACTCATCGTAATAAGAACAGCATTTACGTAAACCTCCGAGACTTACTTCCCTCGTAAAAGATGCCCAGTAGGGGAAGGACAAGTGGACGAAGCTGGGTCTAGGTACCCCATCCGCGTTTCGCAGCTTTACACTATACGATAATGTAGGACTATGTCCTATGTTTGAAGTTGTGTGTAGAGCTAGATAGGATTGAATCAATTATTTCTCTACATGCAGCAAGTGTAGAGATTTTTATTTGATTCAGGAAGGAGGCAGCTATGAAAATCTCAAAGAAAAATGCTTATGAACTTTGGGAGATGATGTTTGGTAGCAAGGAATATGCTGAAGACTTCGATGGTGGACTTATGTACAAACATGCATATGGTAATGCCGATTATTTTGAATATCGCGGTGGCCAAAAAGTCTATTGTGGATGGAATATTCATCATATTTTGCCTAAAGCATGCGGAGGTTCAAATTCTATCGAAAACCTAACATGCACTAACATCATCACAAACGAAATAGCGGGTGATAAAGTGTCATATTGGATTGATGATAGATTCTATCAAGTCAAGAAAATAAAAGGCACCCATACCTACGAAATAGTGCAAGTTAAATAATTTTTATCCCCATGAAAGTCAGCTGATTTGATGAGTAATGGGTTTTTTGTTTGCTACTCGTTCATGCGTGTAATAAAATATTTCTAGCGTACGAAACGAGGTCATGTTATGAAAAAGACTCTTAAAAGTATATTTATTGGTGTTGGTTTTTTATCTCTGCTATTAACAGGTTGTCAATCTACATCCAATAAAGAAGTTACTGGTTATCACATCGATGAAAATGGTCATTTAATCATTGACTACAATGATGGTTCAACAAAAGATATGGGAGAGTATCATGACGCTGATGGAAACCACAACTACACAGTTAAGTTTTTGAATTATGATAGTTCTGTTTTGTTCACTACCAGCGTTGCTAGAGGCGGGACTGCAGTATATCAAGGCGAAACTCCTACTAGACCTAAATCAGATAACTACATTTACACTTTTAGCGGATGGTCGGAATCGTTAGAGAATGTGGTAGGAAACATGGATGTCGTTGCTCAATACGATATGGTGGATAGATATTACACTGTAACCTTTAACAATTATGATGGAACACTATTAACAACTCAAAGAGTTGAATATGGTCAGAACGCTTATTATTATGGCACTCCTTCTAGACCAAGCACTAATACAACCAACTATACATTCACTGGCTGGGATGTTTCGCTAAATAACATCAAATCAAATGTGACAGCAACCGCTCAATTCAGTGAATCTACTAGATATTACACAGTTACCTTCAAAAACTGGGACGGTTCTAATTTAGGTACCGAACAAGTCGAATATGATGGAACAGTAGTTTACACAAAATCCAATCCTACTAAACCGGCAGATGTTCAATATGCCTCATATACTTGGACTGGATGGGATCAAAGCTTGGAACACATAACTGAAAACTGCACTAGAACAGCAACTTTTGAACACGGACCTTTGCAACAATACACCGTCAAATTTATGGATGGTGATGGAACAACAGTTTTGCAGTCCTCAACAGTTGATTATGGAAGCAGTGTCTCTTATACAGGTTCCACAACTCCAACCAAAGCAAAAACTCAACAATATTCTTATTCTTTTAATGGCTCCTGGAATACCTCTGGAAAGTCTTTAACTTTTATTACTTCAAATGTTACTGCCGTTCCTAATTTCTCATCCACTTTAAACAAGTACACCGTCACATTTAAAGATAGTGAAGGAAATATTCTTGATACTGACACAGTTGATTATGGAACCGCAGCATCATATAGTGGCAACGAACCAACTAAAGAATCTGAAGATGCAAACAAATATTACGCTTTCTCTGGCTGGGACATTTCGTTGAGCTCAATTACTCAGGATATAGTTGCAACAGCTCAATTTGAACAACATATTAAATTCAAAAAAATAGCTGTTGGCTATGGCCAATACTTAGCAATTGGCACAGACGGATATCTTTATAGCTGGGGTGCTAATGGTTCTGGACAATGTGGTGATGGAACGAAAACCAATATCTCATCACCTAAGAAAATTGAATCCTTAGGAAATAATGTCACAGACGTATTTGCAGGCTCAGCCCATTCTGCCGCTATTACTGGAGACATTCAAAATGGTGGCAAATATTACATGTGGGGAAGCTCGAGCTATGGACAATGCGCCAACAATTCTTACGATACAAGTTTTATGGTTCCTACAGAAGTCGCATCTCCATCGGGGAAATGGAATGGTAAATTTGCACTTGGATATAACCATACTTTGGGTTTAACTTCTTCCAATTCGACTAGTGCTTCTTTATATGGTTGGGGATATGCCTCAGACGGTGGCTTAGGAAGCAGTGTCACATGGGTAAAAGACCCTAAGTCATACGGTTCATACTCAACATCGAGTGGCGTTTTTAATGTATATGCTGGTCGCTCACTTTCTGCTATTCAGGCTGGCAGCGATTTGTATATGTGTGGCTCAAATGGAGCTGGACAATGCGGTGACGGAACAACAACGAAGGTTACTACTTGGAAGCAAGTTAATGTTTCTGATGGAGTTAAAACCGCATCTTTAGGAGATGGATGGTCAACTGCAGTTAGTAACAATAATGAACTCTATGTTTGGGGTGCAAACTCCTATGGCAACTTTGGAAATGGAACAACATCTGGCAATCTTTATACTCCAACAAAGATTAGTCTTAGCTTTGGTGTTGAATCAGTAAAATGTATCAACCACATGACGATTTTGAAGTCAACATCCGGTGATTATTACTATGCTGGTCAAGATTCTGCTACTGCATTTAATTCCAATTCAAGTGCTAAGGTATCGACTTTTACTAAAGCAATTGATAGTTCTAAAAATATTATCCAATTGGAAGGAAACTCAAGCACATTGTTGGGTGTTACATCTGACTACAAGCTTGTAAAAATATCTAATAACGAACTCATCTATGTGTAGATATTTGATTCGCTGAACGTTAATAAAAAAGGAGAAACTCGATGAAAAAGATACTGTTTTTATTACCATTAATACTTATTGGCCTTGCTGGTTGCAATTCAACTAGTAACAACGGATCTTCGAAAGAAGACAACAGAATCACAGATTCGCCTAAAGAAAGCATAACCTTAAGTGCTTCTAATTTCTCAACATACGTTGCGGTTAATTCATCAGCCGCTATTTTGAATAATAGCTATAACGACGTAATTTATTATTCGCATTTTATTGGTGCAGATTATTGTAAATTTGTCAACTGCTCAGTTACCTACACATATGCTATGAATGGTGGAACAGAAGGAACTGAATCGTTTACGGTTCCATTAACTTTATCGGGTGATGGACAAGCAAATCCATTCTTTGCTAGAAATCAAAACAGATACACATATTACTCTTTGGTTGTTACTGGAGCTTCTGGGACAGTTGAAGTTTATAGATAAGATAAGAGGAGATTTATTACGATGAAAAAAAGATTATTTATAATGCCATTGCTTTTATTGGCTTTGGCAGGGTGTAATCAAAATAACCCAAAAATTACAGGTTATCAAATTGACGAAAACAATAATGTAATCATCGTTTATGACAATGGAAGCAAAGAAAATGTCGGCAATTTGACAGACGAAGACATAGTAAATCATGTGACATCGGTCACCATCTCTCAGGATGGATATTTTGTTATAAATGGCATTAAAACTTCTACGAAAGTTAACTTTAATTCTGTAACGATTTCTGTAGATGGTTACTATGTAATTGATGGCATTAAAACTTCTATTAAAGCAGGATTTGATAGTATCACTATTTCCTCAGATGGCTATTATGTAGTTAATGGAGTTAAAACCAGTATTAAAGTTCAATTCGATTCTGTCGAAATATCTGAAGACGGATTTTATGTCATCAACGGCATTAAAACAGATATTAAAGCTACCGAAGTTTATACGGTCAAATTTAACACTGGATACTCTGCAACTGTCCAAGATCAAAAAGTATTTGAAGGTCACAAAGTAGAAAGACCTCAGCTAGATAGAACTGGTTATAGTTTGAATGGTTGGTTTTGCAATGATGAAGAATGGAGATTTAATTCCGATGTTGTTTTAAATGATATGACTTTAAATGCAGAATGGACTGCTAAACAATATACATTAACATTTAATTCCGATGGCGGAACTCCTGTCGACAACATGGTCGTAACTTTTGATTCAAATTATACTTTACCTTCTACAACAAAAGATTTGTATACCTTTAATGGATGGAAATACGGAACAACAAAAGTTAATAATTCAGGCAAATGGTCAATTGACGCCAATAACGACATTTCGCTAGTTGCTGATTGGGTTAGAACGACACACAAAATTAACTTTAATTCAAATGGCGGTAGTGCCGTTTCTTCTATGACTGTAGAGAGTTATACTTCCGTTAATGCTCTTCCAACACCAACATGGGCGGATCATGTCTTCCTAGGATGGACATTGAATGGAGAGTTAGTAGAGCTTCCATTAGAAATGGAAGATAGCGATATTAATTTAGTGGCATCATGGAAAGGTGTTGCTGACACTTTTGAGTTCAATGATGAAACAGATGGTACAATAACAATTACAAAATTTATAGGGAACGAAACTAATGTTATAGTTCCTGAAAAAATAACAAATAAAACAGTTAAAACAATTGCTGAAAACGCTTTTGAAAATGGTTCTAATGTTAAAAAGTTAACTCTAGGTCCAAACTTAACAAACTTAGAATTTAAATCATTACTTGGGCTGTCATCAATTGAAGACTTAACCATATCCGGTAATGCTGGCGGCAGTTTGAAATACTTCTTCGGTAATAATGAGGATAATGTTCCTTTATCTTTGAAAACAATATCTTTTGCTGAAGGTAGCACAACATATTCTAAGGCCATTTTTGATGAATTATCAGAAACGCATTTGTTTAGGATTAATCTTCCTTCAAGTGTAAAAACCACTCCATCAGATGTTTTCTTTAAATGCAACAACATTGAAGAAGCCTTTGTTCCGGAGGGCGTAATAACTTTGTCTGATAGGACTTTCTGCAGTTGTTCGAATCTTATCAAAGTAAATATTCCATCAACAGTAACTAGTTTAGGAACTAACTGCTTTGTTAACGTTCCAAAGCTTCCATATTTAGTAGTACCTATTTCAGTTAAATCTTTCGGCTATGCATCTTTAGCAGCAACATCATCAGTCATTCTTTTTGAAAGAACAGAGAAATTGTCATCATCTTCTGTTTTCTCAATTTATGAAGATGAAATGGATATCTATTATGGCTTTGAACAAATTAAAACAAATGAGACATTTGAATATGCTTTATGCAAGGTTGGCTCGGTAAAACAAGCAATTATTCTTTCGCTTGTTGAAGGAGCAACTAAACCTGAACCAATGCCTACAGAAATTGATGGTTATCCTGTTGTGCTTTCAAGAGTATAAAAAAGCTCCCTTTTAGGAGCTAGTTACTTCGACATTAAATCAGTAATTTCACCGTTAATGTCATAGATAGAGATGTTAATCCACTTGCTTAATTGCTCAAGCTTGGTAGGGTTCATCTCTTTTAATTTGACCGGAGAGAGTAGTGTGAACTTTTGGATCGCTTCTCCAATGATGGAGTGGACATACTCACTGATGCGGTTAGCCTCAAACAATTCATCAGCGTACTTTTTCACAGCTTCTGCTCTGTAGCCTTTTTCTTCTTTGAAGAATGCTAAGTTATAAAGAACTCTAACTCTGTCAAAGAAGGTTCCGAATTCATGCCTCACCGAAGAGACAGTAACTGGAAGTTCATAATCGGACATAAGTGTTTCTCCTTTAATAAAACTATTATTGGTAACTCTCGTGCTACCTATATTGAACTAATAAGCTAACCATTAGTCCTTATGCCCGTGTAAGTAGTATACAAGAATTGTTTTTCTAACTCCATCGATTTGGAGTTTTTTTGCACACTTACATAGTCTAACCGCCATAAACCTTCGAAAAAGGAGGTTGGCACATGACTACCGAACAAAGAAATCAAATCCTTGATATGTATAGAAACCAGGGAATGAAACAAAAGGATATCGCCGCTATTATTGGTGTTACTTCAGCTCGTATAAATATTTTTCTAAAGGAAAGCGAAGATGTTCTTTACTATGCATCCTGCTTAAATTGTGGGAAATCTCTTCCTGTTAGAAAAGGAGTGACTGGTAAGAAACCTAAATACTGCTGCAAGGAATGTAAATACGAAGATTACAGGAATAATAAAAGAAGACGCCATGTAATCCATGTGTGCGAACACTGCGGCAAAGAGTATAAGCAATATTCTTTTGTTAAATCTAGATTCTGTTCAAGAGCTTGTGCAAATAAACATCGCTATGGAAAACAATGATTATCGCCAACGCGTTCACAATTACTTAACTAGTAGAACAGTCTTTGAAAATATGGTCAAAGAAGGCTCCTTAACTAAGGAACATTTTGCCTTAATAAATACTCGATTATTAGCCAAATATAACATCTCCAAAAGGAGCGTTTTTAATGCTGAATAACTGGATAACTTCGCTCTATAGAGCGAATATATAACCAGGAGGATTGTATCAAAAATGAACATTGATAAGGTAGAAAGAATCCAAAAACTTCCTAATAAAAAGAGGGTCTGTGCCTACGCTCGTGTCAGTGCTGAAAAAGAGATGTCGCTGCATTCCCTTTCTTATCAAATCTCCTATTATTCTCAGCTCATCCAAAGCCATAGAGACTGGACTTATGTTGGCGTTTATTCTGACGAAGGAATTAGTGGCACCAAAGTAGACCGTCCTGGTTTTCAAAAGATGATGGAAGATGCTAGAGCCGGCAAGATTGATTTAATACTCACTAAAAGCGTATCTAGATTTGCTAGAAACACGGTGGTTTTATTAGAGGCTTGTCGAGAGCTTAAAAACCTAGGCATTGATGTTTATTTCGAAGAACAAAAGATAAACTCGATGTCCTACGAAGGCGAACTGATGCTCACTTTACAAGCATCCTTTGCTCAAGAAGAAGCTCGTTCAACTAGTCTTAACCAAAGATGGAGAATAAAAAAGGACTTTGAAGAAGGAAGATTATGGGGTGGTGCAAACTGCGTTGGCTACAAGATAGTTAATAGGAAATTCGTCAAAGACGAAGCTAAGGCCCCAATCGTAAGAAGAGTGTACTCGCTTTATCTAGAAGGATTAGGTGATCATGCAATCGCTAAGCTCCTTAATGAAGAAGGCGTTCCATCGTTAAAAGGTGGTAGGTGGGCTCAATCACATATTAAGAGTATGCTCACTAACGTCACATATAAAGGAGACCTCATATTACAAAAAACATATGTCTCTAATTACCTTTCAACCGGTAGACACAATAATCGTGGTCAAAAAGACTCCTACCTAGTGGAAAACGACCATGAACCAATTATCGATAAAGAAACATTTGATAAGGTACAAGCGTTAAGGAAGAAAAAGGCTGCAGAAAACAATACTACCCAAGTTAAGCAAAAGGTCATTAGAGAATTCTCTGGTTTACTGTTCTGTGCTAATTGCGGTAGACAGTACTGCTTTAAGAAAGGACCATACAAGAATCATTACATGTGTGCGACATTCCTTTATGAAGGAAAAGCACGGTGCGATGCCAAGCAGATACCAGAAAACATACTGATTGATGTGACAAAAGTCACGCTTGGCCTAGATGAAGTAACCAACAACATCCTTAGGTCAAAAGTTCAAAAAATATTGGTGAAGCGAGATAACATCCTAACTTATGTCCTATTAAGCGGGAAGACAATCGATGCTCACTGGGATGACCCAAAAAGAAGCGATGGCTGGACAGCAGAGATGAAAGAAGCTGCAAGAAAAAGAGCCAAAGCTAAACCAGTAAAAAACGGAAAGTGGATAAAGGAGGAAGTTTAGATGGTTAAGGTGACAAAAATAAACGCTACAGTTAATCCGGTTACGCTAACGCCATTAACTAGTTTAAAGAAAAGGCGTGTAGCTGCGTACGCGAGAGTAAGTACTGATAGCGATGAACAATTTACAAGTTTTGAAGCACAAAAGGACTATTACACAAAGTTCATCTTAAATAATCCTGACTGGGAAATGGTTGATGTCTATACCGATGAAGGTATTAGCGGCACCAACACCAAGCACAGAGAAGGCTTTAAACAAATGATTAAGGATGCCATTAGCGGAAAGATAGACCTAATCGTTACTAAGTCGGTATCTAGATTCGCTAGAAACACAGTCGACTCACTAACAACGATTAGAGAGCTTAAAGCACATAATGTAGAGGTTTTCTTTGAAAAAGAGAATATTTATACATTTGATTCTAAAGGCGAGCTCCTGATAACCATTATGTCCTCTTTAGCTCAGGAAGAATCGAGGTCCATTTCCGAAAACGTCACTTGGGGTGTTAGAAAAGGATTTCAAGATGGCAAGTTCTCAATCGGATATAAGACCTTCCTCGGATATGAAAAGGGCGAAGACGGAAGACCAAAGATAGTGGAATCAGAAGCCAAAATCATAAAGCTAATTTATACCCTTTTCTTAGATGGCTACTCAGTTAGACAAATAGCCGATAAATTAAACGAGCGTGGATTAAGAACACCTACAAACAAGAAAACTATGGATGGACAACCCGCAAAATGGAACAGCTCTTCTGTAATGAGCATTCTAAAGAATGAAAAGTATAAAGGTGAAGCCATTTTACAAAAAACCTATACAACGGACTTCTTGACCCATGAAACAAGAAAAAACAACGGCGAACTACCTCAATACCACGTCAAGAATTCACATGAAGCTATTATCCCTGTTGATGAATGGGAAATGGCTCAATTCGAATTAGAAAGAAGATCTAACATCGGTGAGAAGTATTCAGCCGCTTCAATCTTTTCATCCAAAATCGTGTGTGGTGACTGTGGCCACTTTTATGGCTCTAAAGTATGGCACAGTAACGATAAATACCGCCGCGTTATCTATCAATGCAACGAGAAATTCCATAACAGTAAAAAGTGTGGAACCCCTCATTTAACAGAGGAGCAAATTAAGGCAGCTTTCATTAAATCGTTTAATAGCCTAGATATTGCAACGGTTATTGATGATTGCTTATTAGCAATAGAAGTCCTTAAAGACACTACAAAGCTTGATGAGGAAGAAGCTAAATTGAACATCGAATCAAAAAGCCTAATAGAAGTAGCTAAAGGCATGATTCAAGAAAACGCCACGACAACGTTGGACCAAGGTGAATATAGAAGAAACTACCAAGCTTTAGAAGATAAGCACAATGGCATCCTTGCTAGATTAAAAGAAATTGATAAGGATAAAAAAGAACGCCTAAGTGCTATTAAAAGAATCGAACTAGCAATGGCTATTTTCACAGAGCAAGATGGCCCAATCACTGAATTCAATAGAAGGCTTTGGAACATGCTGGTCAAAAAAGTGGTGGTCACCAATGACAATCACATGAAGTTCATTTATTACACTGGTGTTGAAAATTCCGTGGAAATCGGATAAAGTTATTAAAGTCAAAAAAATTAAATTTGACCTCTCGAAAATTAACTTTGATATAAAAAAATTAACTTGTATCAAAATTGAACAAGAGAGCCATTATTGCTCTAAACTGCTGATACTGAACAGTATCGGCTTTTTTTATCGATTAAATCGGAACTTTTTATAAATTTTATCAATTAATATAGAGCAAAAACTGTACGGTTTTAATACAAAAATGCCGCCTTATTTTTATGCATTTTATCTTTGATAATTTGCATCTTTTTTCTTTTAGAGCGATTAGTGGACATAATAGGAGGCATTTATATGGATTTACAAAGCTATCGTGAACGAGTTCATCACTATGTTACTGCTATGACTTTGTTCAGAAAATTTTATGAAGAAGGGTCGCTATCCGCTGCTGATTATGAACTTGTCGAAGCTGCTATCGCTAATAAATATCGAATTAGTAGAAAGAGTGTTATACGTATGCATTTTTTGTTAAAAAGATGTGGTAGCGGATTTGAAATAGACTAAAATTTGCACACTTGGTCATGCATTTCGCCATTAACCATTGGGAGGTGGTGAATATGACCACAGAAACTAAAAACAAAATTCTCTCAATGAGTAGAGAGGAACACAAATCTATTAGAGCTATCTCTATAGAGACAGGTATGTCTTTAGGAGCAATCTCAAACTTCTTAAGGAAAAGCGAAGACATTGTTCGTTTCGTTAATTGCTTAAATTGCGGAAAAGAGATTCCAATGAGAAACAATGGTGGAAGAACACCAATGTATTGCTGCTCTGAATGTAAATATGAGGATTACAGAAACACTAAGAAAAGACGTCATGTAATACGTGTTTGCGAACATTGCGGTTGCGAGTATAAGCAATACTCTTTCGTTAAGTCTAGATTCTGTTCAAGAGCATGTGCAAACAAGCATAGATATAGCAGAATTCATTAGCCTAATTTGGATTTAATAGTCCCAAATCCTGTTATATAATTATTAACAGAGGTTTGAAATATGAGTCCAAAGTTTAAAAAACCACAAGAGATGTCTCAATATGAGATTTCTGACTTAATTTGCATTTATTATGCAAAGATGAATAAGGATGATTACCCAGAATATAAAAATTATCCTTCTGATTTACATCTTTTATCTGATGTATTTGGCAGAAAGTACAAGGGATATACGAACCAAAAAGATACATTCGATGCTTTCTTTGAAAATGGACGAAAAGGGTGGTATCAAAGAACTTTGAGACAACAAGGACCTCATTTCGAAAAATCATATAAGCTTTATAAAGATATTCCTGTTAGCGAACTGAAACCGATAGTTGATGAGGCAAGAGAATATTTAATATCTGTTCTCGAAAAGAGAGGAACCAATGACCAATTCGATGTTTATCTTAGTGACTTTATAGATAATCATTTAGATGATGCTATTAAGCATGAAAATGAGATGGAAAAAATCCGTCAGCAATTCCTTACTTTGTTCCCGAAAGACAAAATTATGGAAATGAAATTGTCGGATTACGCCATAGGAACTAAAGGTGAGAATAAGAATTGGGACAAGACTTTCTGTTATTTCTTAGAAACAAGGCTAAAACCATTAGGCTCTATTCTTGGAGCAACATCGTTGAAATTTGGTGTTTATTGGGAAAAAGCTAATCATAAATATGTATTCGCCAAAGGATATATAAAAGATAGAACAGAGGACGAAGCTTTTACCGAAATCAAAAAAGAGATAGCTAGTTTAATTAAACTAGGTGCTGAAAAAGACTTTAAAAAAATACAAGAGAACAGCATATCTCCGATGTTTAAGTCAAAAATACTCGTTACCTATTATCCTGAACAGTATTTAAACATCTACGATAAAGATGATATTGATTCCATCTTATCTAAATTAAATATTCCATTCTCTGTCAAACTTCCTTTGGAAGAAGAAAAACAATTGCTCTTAGATTTCAAAAACAGCGACGAAAGAATGAAACCTTGGAGTAATTATGTCTATTCGTGCTTCTTGTTTAAGTATTTTAGGACTGTTACAGCTAAGGACAATACAACAGAAAAGACAATCACTTTGATGGTTTTTTCTATTGTTGGTAAACATCAAAAGAAAAAATCAGTTAGCAACCACGAGCCAGACTATCGAAAAGCTTATGAGGCTAAAGTGGCGGTAGGGTTATCCGGGGAAAAGATGGTGGAGAAATACGAGAAAGAAAGACTAAAACATCTAAAATGCAAAAAATGGAAAGATGTCGAAATCATTTCTACCAAAAACCCACATGCTGGCTATGACGTAGAGTCTTTTGAATCAGACGATAAGCCATTACATATCGAAGTTAAAACAACATCAAAAGCTTCTATCAATCTAATGGATTTCTATTTAACAGATAACGAATATCAAGAATTCTTAAAAGACCCATATCATGTGATTTACTATCTTTGCGGAATAAAAACAAATAATGTTAAACTGTTCAGAATCACTAGAGATAATTTCAAGAACGTTGAACCAGAGCCAGTTTTATATAAAGTTAGTTTAGATATCGAATCCAAAGAAGTTAAATAAAAAGAGGATTAATCCTCTTTGTCAATTATTGAACTAATTTGTTCACCAATAGTTTTGATAATTCCACATACTAAGGCGTTACCCATCATAAAGTAGCGTCTTTTTTCTGGCATACCAGTATTTGTCCAATTGTCTGGGAACTCATCTAATCTCTCACATTCAACAGGAGTGAGGATTCGATATTTATTAGAAACTGGATCAAGAATTAAGTGTGATGAACGATTAACTGTACCCTCGCTTGTAAGCATAGTACGAGCAGGTGTATCTAATTTGTCAGGGAATGGAACTGGGCCTTCTGAGTACATATATTTATGACCAGTAGCGGCAACTCTTTCAATTTTCTTAGAGCCCTTCAAATATTCAAACTTTTTAACATTTGTTCTGTAGCAGTATTCAGGAACGTTATTGCAGTCTAAACATTGGCCAAGTGTCTTTACTTTGCCATTGTAATTTGCGATTAGTTTTGCAGTGATTACTTTGTAATCAAGCATGTATCCAGAGTTTTCAAAATCGAATTTGAATTTTTCTGAAATATCTGCAACGGTTTTGTAATTCTTAGATGAAATATTTACAGTCTTATCTTGTTTTGAATAAACCAAATCAGATGGGAAGGCGTCAAAAATCATAGCTTCCTGAACATCTTCTTGCGTGAAATCAGTATTGTCAGAGAATGTTTTGTAATATTTGGTAGAGTTATGGAAAGCGAAAATAAAGATTCTTCTTCTCTTTTGAGGATGTCCGTAATCAGCTGCATTAATTACTTTCCATTGAACACCATATCCTAAATCAGCAAAGCAACGAAGAATAATACCAAAAGCTTGTCCTCTTTGTCTTGCTGGTGATTTAAGCAATCTATCAACGTTTTCTAAAAGTACAAATGGTGGTCTTTTCTCTTTGAGAATGCTGTTGATATCCCACCATAAAACGCCTTTTTTACCTTCGATTCCTTTTTCACCCTTAAGAGAGTGGGCGACAGAATAATCTTGGCAAGGGAAACCACCAGTTAATAAAGAGTGGTCTGGAATTGTTTTCTTATCCACCTTTGATATATCAACGTTAGAATTTTCAACAGCTGATGGGAATCTTGTGTTATAACAGTTAAATGCGTGCTGGGTTTTAGTTGATGGTTCCCATTGATTAGCCCACACAAAAGTCCATGGACCCTTTTCAATGGCTCTTCCGTTTTTGTTAATTTTAGTGATGTTGTTTAATCCAACACGGAATCCACCGACTCCAGCAAATAATTCGATAACTGTCTTTTTCATATTTTAGATTCTACACTAAAGATGATATACGATCAAGAAAAAAATGTAAAGATCAAATAAATTCTTTAGATAATTTATTAAATATGTTGTACACGAGTTGTGTATATTTTCTTTTCGCTTTTTGATATAATTCAAAAAGATCGAGGATTTGAGTATGAAGTATGTTAAGACTTCTCATCGCTATGCTGACATTTTGTTTCAGTTAGACGAAAATATGAGATTTTTATGGGAACAAGTTAAGGATGTGTTGGATAACATTTCTGATGAAGATTTGATTCAAGAACACAACGATATTTTATCTAGACAACCAGAGACAAAAAGTCTTTCGAAAGCAATCAACTCTCTAATCAAAACTCGTCTTGAAGCCAAACACTGGAACTCCGAAAGTCCTATTTTTGCCGATAAGGCATATGATGGGACAGACGGCACCTGGAGATTAGATTTCGCCAAGGGCGATATTGCTATTGAAGTCGCTTTCAATCATGGTGGCAATGTTTCTTGGAACTTAATTAAACCTGTTCTTTCTAGTGAACTTAATCATGTTGAAAAAGCTATTCAAACTAAAGCAGGTATTTTAATTACCGCTACAGATGAAATGAAAAAAGCTGGTGGTTTTGATGGTGCTGTCGGATCCTATGAAAAATACGTTGAATATTTGAAACCATTAAACAACATTTTAACAACTCCAATTCTTGTTATTGGATTGTTGCCTCCAGAATCTTTTAAGATAATTCAACAAGTCAACGAGCATAATAGAAAAGTTGGTCGTTGCCAAATGCTTGAAACCGGAGAAATAAGATAGTTTATTTTGCCTGTTCAGTTTTAATACAAAGCCGTTCACTTTCTATATAGAAGCGTTCATTTGTATCAATATTGAACAAGACAGCCAAACTAGTTCAATTGAGGATGACCCCTCTTTGATTAAGTGTGACTCCTGTATTCAAAAGTTCACACACAAGGTAATTCGTCTAGCGGACATGCAATAGCCCATCAGGATGGGCGTCGAATTACGATAGTGTATCTCCCAAACTATAGACGTATAGTTGAATACACAAATATAAGCACTCCTAAAGCAATGACTTTCTGGTTGGGACCTGTGTTTGCTTATAGACTAACTCCTTAGGGAGTTTTTTTATTAAATAAAAGGTGGCAAGTCATTGCCACCCCGAATGCTACTTAATGTTATATTTTTCCAATAATATAGCATCTATTTGTTTAATATCATCTTCCGATAGTTCCCAATTTGGTATTGGCTTAGAAAACTTGCCAATTGGTTTGTCTTTAACCATATCAGTATTCAAAAAACAATCTGCATCATCGTTAGGATTGCTTTGATACATTTTTAAAGTGATTAATACATTAATGTAAGATCGGTTTTTAGAGAATCGATATAATTACCATTTCGAATTTCGTTAGGTGCCGAAAATGTATCAATTAGCACAAAATCACTTGTTTAAAAGCGAATGTCTTACAAATTCAATGAAATCTTCTTTTGATATTTTCTCTAGTTCCTTGCAAATGTCGTCTATGCTTTTGTTGATATTTTTTCTTTCGATGAGATAATCAACACTTACGCTAAACAAATCTGCCAACTGAATGAGTTGGTTAATTTTTGGTTCGTAAATGCCATTTTCCCAATTGAGAATAGTTTGGCCTGATACGCCAAGTCTAGTTGCAATTTCGTTTTGTGTTAAACCACTTTTGGTTCGTAGTTCTCTAAGTTTCATATTTTTTCCTCTTAGTGAAATAATCAAAGAAACCTTGATTTGAAAGTAGTTAAATCAAGCAAAGCTGTGTATAATATATCCGATATTCAAGGAAACCTTGATTTTCAGGAGTTCGGATATGGGAAAGTTTACTTTTATTGATTTGTTTGCAGGTCTTGGTGGATTTCATCAAGCAATGCGAGCTTTAGGAGGAGAATGCGTGTTTGCTTCGGAGATAGATCCAGAAGCTGCGGCAACATATAAAGCTAATTACGGAATCGATCCATTAAACGATATAACAAAAACTGATGCAAAAGACATTCCGGTGCATGACGTTTTGTGTGGTGGATTCCCTTGCCAAGCATTCTCCAATGCCGGCCATAAAAAGGGATTTGAAGACACACGTGGCACTTTGTTCTTTGATGTTGCTAGAATCATCGAATACCACAAACCGAAATATATTTTCTTAGAAAATGTTAAACATTTACTAAAACACGATAATGGAAACACATGGAAAGTAATCAAACAAACTCTTTTAGATTTAGGTTATGTGCTTTCAAAAGAAGAAATTATCGCAAGTCCTGAGGATATTGGAATCCCACAAAATAGACCAAGAATTTATATTATGGGAATTAGAAAAGACTTAACTGATAAGGAATATCTTGAATTTGAGAAACCGGTTTTTAAAGGCAAGACATCAATTTATTCAATATTAGATGAAAAGGCTGACCCAAAATACAACATCACTGAATACGAAGATAGGATATTAACTGCTTGGGATGTTTTTAAAAAAGGAGTAAACGTTTCGGTATTCGGGTTCCCTGTATGGGTTGATGAATTTGGATTAGATTATGATTATTCATCTTTCCCACAATGGAAGCAAGATTACATTAGAAAAAATAGACAATTGTATTTAGAACATAAAGATTTCATTGATAAATGGTTGAAAGATTACAGAGTAAAAGATTTTAAACTAAGAGATAGAAAATTTGAATGGCAAGCTGGTGCTGGATACAACTCAGTTTGGGAAACATCAATTCAATTTAGACAATCTGGTATTAGATGTAAGAAAACTGATTTTTTCCCTGCTTTGGTAGCAATGGTGCAAATTCCAATCGTTGCCAAGTATAAAAGAAGATTGACTCCACGCGAGTGTGCTAGATTACAAAGTTTCCCAGAAAACTTTATTATCAATCCTAAAGATCATTACGCGTACAAGCAATTTGGCAATTCATTAAATATCGAATTAGTTAAATATTTCGCAAAACAATTATTGGAGATGAAATAGTATGGTTCCAAGAGCAGAACGAGGTTCAAGAGAATACCTCAATTATTACAATGGTCGCGAATCAGTTGTATCGGATGCCGAATATCAAACTAGATTATCAAGAATCAATATTGATTCCAAAGTTAGAGAATTGTTCCGCGATTCAAATTTAAGAATCAGAAAAGTGAATGCTGGTGGAACATCATCAAAAGATGTTTACGAAATATACAACGAACCTCTTGATAAATACATTTATATTTGCGCACATTTAATTAAGAATTCTGGCCAAGATACTCCTAGAAAAAGAATTCAAATTTTTTGCGATTATTTTGGTTTAATTCATAACGGACAACAAAGGCAAGAGAATAAGTCATATTTCTTTTTAGGATTATATCCTATTGATAGTGAAGGGACTGTTGTTTATGTTCTTTTAGACAACGATGGTTATTCGTTGAATCCTCAAAATAGTTATTCGTCATTATGGATTGATTTTGAAGCCATTAAAGCTACTGCCATCAACGGATACTATTTCGGTATAAATAAAAGAAATGCAAATAAATACTTTTCATTCAAAATCAATTACAAAAGTATTGTTTTAGATGCCCTAGAGCACGATGATTATTCATCTATCATTAGGAATGAAGGTGATATTCATATTCTTGAAGATAACGGAAGTGAAAGTGATGATGATATTATTTTTGTTGATGACTATGTTCCTTCCAGAGATGCTGTTGTTACATTAGATGGTAAAGCTAAAATCAAAAAGAATTCTGCTTTAAGAGAAGTTGCTTTCATGAATGCTCATTATACGTGTGCATTATGTGGCAAAGAGCATACCTTTATCACAAATAATGACAAGATGTATTTTGAGGCGCATCATCTTATACCATGCAATATAAACGTTCAAAGACACTTTGCTAAAAAACTTGACCACACTGTGAATTTATTCTGCTTATGTCCTGAATGTCATAGAAAGATTCACCTAATAAATAACGGTGAAATTACCGACTTATTAGAGAAACTCTTCGAAGAAAGAGAACGTTTATTAGAAGAAATATACAATCTGGATTTAAATCAATTGATAGATATCTATACACACATCGATAGACGTGACGAAGAAAATATGTAA